ATGGTGGAAGAGGAACACCTTCTATAACAGCAACTGCTGGCGCATTTAATACTGGTTCCGGTGGTGGAGGAGGAGGAAATACATCCGCACCAACAGATAATGGTGCAGCGGGTGGTTCCGGAATTGTGGTCGTTCGTTATGTACTCCCTGCATCTTCTGGAACCGCAAAAGCAACTGGTGGTGCCATTAGTTTCTTTGGTGGTAAGACGATTCATACCTTTACGAGTTCTGGTACTTTTACCACACCTGGAACTTTTAATGAAACTGTAGAATATGTTGTAGTTGCTGGTGGCGCCGGCGCCGGTGGTGGATTAGGAGGTGGAGGTGGTGCTGGTGGTTATAGAACTTCTACAACACCAATAACAGGACCATCCGCAACAACAATTACTATTGGTGCTGGTGGAGTCGGACATTTAATTGATGGTCCTAACTCTGGTGCTTTACCTGCACCAACTGGAAATGGTAGTAATTCTTCTTTTGGATCTCCATTATCAGTTACTGGCGGTGGAGCAGGTGCAGGATATCCTGGAAATGGAAATTCTGTTACAAATGGTTCTGGTGGAGGTGGTTCTGGCGCTGTGGCAAGTTCTGGTGGAACAGGAACTATCTATGGAAATAATGGAGGCGCTGGTGATCCAGGAGGATTACGACGTGGAGGTGGTGGTGGCGGATCTGGTGGAGCAGGAGTTAGTGGTGCATCTGGTGCTCATGGTGGATTAGGAACACAATTACCTGCAACATTTAGAGATCCAAATTCATTAGTAGGTGCTCCTGGTCCTAGTGGTTCTTATTGGGTCGCCGCCGGCGGCGGCGGTGGTGGTGATGGATCTGGTGGTTCTGGTGGGGGACCTGGTGGTCCTTATGCTGGAGCTGGTCCAGGAGGGTCTGGTCCAACAAGAGGTACTTCTGCACTCCAAAATACTGGATCTGGCGCTGGTGGGGGTGGAAATGGAACTGCTGGTTCTAATGGTGGATCCGGTATCGTACTCATCGCCTACCCAACATAAATATCTAAAAACCTAAAATGGCATTCACAAAGATACTTGGACCTGGTATTGCAACGGACACCAATGTACAGGTAGGTATCTTAACTGCTACAAAGTTTTATGGTGATGGGTCTTCTCTTACGAATGTAATCTCTGGTGTCGGAATCAACTCACTTGGAACCGTTATCGGAACTGGTGTTACGATTCTCAACTTTATTGGTGCTGGAAATACATTCTATTACAATCCCACAACTAACACAGTTAATATCAGTATCGCTGGTGGTGGTGCAATCGTCGCCAAGCAATCTTTTACAATCACATCCACACAATCAGTTTTCACCTTAACCGAAAACTATGATCCTGGAATGATTGATGTTTATGTGAACGGTGTTCGTCTTCCTTCTGTTGACTTCACAGAAACCTCATCAAATGTTGTTACACTCACAACAGCAGCAGAAGCAGGAGATATTGTTGAGTTTATTTCTTATAGTCAAAGAGTTCAGAACACTGTTCTAGAATCATCAGTCACAAATTTCCGTGTCACTGGTGTTTCTTCTGTTGGCACTGGCATCACAATGACTGCCTCAACAGGTATTATCAGTGCCACAAAGTATTATGGTGACGGTTCTGGTCTTACAAATGTGAATGGAGAAACTCCTGTCGGAACTTCTGGATTTGCCGCACAGGTAATGTCCATTTCAAATGTTGGAACTGTAAGTGAGACTACAACTTTAACTCCTGTGGGTTCTGATACGTTAATGTACACTAAGTATCAGGATGTTGTGATTTCTGATGGCATTGATCTGATTCTTTCAAGTGGAGCAGATTTTATGCTTGATATCTACCAACTTTCATAATATAAATACAGATAATATTGGTAATCGGATAAGTTAATGTCTAGACTTAGATCAGATAAGTTAGTCAACAGGGCAGGAACAGCGGCACCCGAGTTAACTTATGGTGCATCGGTCCCTGTTGGATATGCGATTACAGGTGCTGGTGCAATTAATGTTACTGGATCTTCAACATTTGGAAATCTAACAATCAACGGTAATCTGACCGTAGATGGGACCACAACAACCATTGATACCGTAAATCTTGTAATCGAAGATAAGAATATTGGTATTGGAACCACATCCTCAGCATCAAACACAACTGCCGATGGTGCTGGATTTACAATCTTTGGTGGTGCAGGAGGAGATAAGACCTTAACTTGGGAAAGAGGAAGTAGTTCTTTTGTTTATTCTGACCCAAATAAATTCAAGGGAGTTCTTGAAACTGTTTCTGCCGCAACGACTTATAACAGTGGAAACAATCTAGTTCTTGAACTAGATGTAAGAAACGCAACGACTTATACTTACACGATTCCAACAGGTGCAAACATTGGTATTGTATCGTTTAAGAATATGCCTGCCTTTACAGGTAATGCAAACGGCACAACGATTACTTGTATCTTTACACAGAACGCAGCAGGAACAGGAAACACAACTGGAACAACTGGTATTGGAACCAACTGCACTATTATTGGATATGAAAACGGATCAGCAGTCACAGGCATTTCAACCAGAGCATTAGTTGGTTCTGGCACAACTATCACTCTATCTTCAACTGCAAGTGATAGAGATTTTGTTTCATTTTTTGTGCATTATACTGGTGGAACAAATACCACTACAACAAGTTACCAGGTTTATGCTACCAAGAATGGAGGATTTAGACAAGGTAACGTAGGAGTTTAATATTATGACACCGGTTTTTACTGGTTCTAGAATGGGTTTTGGTAGAGTTGATACTGCACCTACAACTACTACTTCTTCACAAACAAGCAGTTCTTATCTATTTGTTCCGTTTAATGAAAATTCAACATCACATACTCTTTTTGGTGGGTATGCATCTTCTTTAACCACCACTAGTGGCGGCACATATAACGGATCTACACATCCATATTCTATAACTGATAGTACTTATAATTCCGGAAACAATACATCATATAGATGTCAAGCAGCGTGCGATGTTTTTTACATAAGTAATGCTAATTCTATTTTAGGAAGTTTGGGAACATCTAATTTTTGTTTAGATTTTTGGTTTAATTGGAGAGGATATGGAAATGGTGGGGGATCTTATGGGGCAATAGGTGACTATAACTATGGTAGTTGTGGATCTAGGAATGGAACAAACGGTGGAACGGCTGGTCAATATTTCTATGTTGGTGCAGCAGGAGATGCAAATGTACAATATTCTTGGGGGAATGTTAATGGGACTGCAAATCTAACAGTTTCAAATTTAAACCAATGGTATCATTATATGATAATTCGTCAAAGTGGAGTTTTTTATATATTTTTAGATGGAGTTTTAAAAATAGTTAATACATCTGATACTAGCGATACCATTAATAATGGTGGTGGATGGACATTTGGTACATTTTATAGAAATGATAGTCCACATTATTGGGATGTGAATATTTCCGATTTGATGTTTACTCGTGATTCTGATTGTCAGTATTCTCTAAATAATACAACTTCTAGTGATATTAATACTACATTTTTTGTTAGACCACAATATAAGAACAAAGTGATGTCTAGTTCTTCTATTTCTAAGTTCAGTATTTCTAAAAGACCGTCAGGATTTAATTAAAATATGACTCCAATTTTTACTGGAAATAAATTTGGATTTTCAATTTCTGGATCTCAGGCAGTAGTTAGAGGTCCATTAATAACAGAAACTACAACTTATACATATACATCATCATCAGTTATTTCTGCATCACCTCCAGGTTGGGCTTCTTCAAGTCAAAAAGTTTCAGCTAGATTTTATTTACAGGGTGCTGGTGGAGGAACTGGAAATAGTACACCAACACCAGTTCCAGCATCTCAGGGAGGAACTGGAGGTTTTGTTGATTATACACATACCTCAAATCTCCAAACTACATATAAACTAGTTATTGGTCAGGCTGGGCAACCTAACAGTGGTGGAACTTCTTGGGGTGGAGGTGGTGATGGTGGAAATATGACTGATAGGGGTCAACTTGGTGGTGGAGGTGGAGGAGGAACGTTCGTATTTTATGAACCAGTAACTTCATTTACCTCAACATCTTCAAATCATTCTTCTATTATTGCCTGTGCTGGTGGTGGAGGGGGAACATTTTTTTCAAGTTCCCATACTGGAGGGAAGGGTGGAACTTCAATAGGACAAGATGGTCAAAGAGGAACAAACCCAAGTTATGATGGTAAAGGAGGTACTCAGAGTGCTGCAGGTGCTGGTGGCCTAAATTATGGATCTCCACAAGCATCTCCTGGAACTAATCATCAAGGAGGTTCTTGTAATCAATCTGGTTATGAATATGGTGGTGGTGCTGGTGGAGGTGGATATTATGGTGGAGGAGCAGGAGGATCATGTGTTAGCGTTTGTCCTGGACCAGAAGCTGGATCTGGTGGAGGTGGATCTAGTTATTATAAATCTTCAGAAGGAACTTTAAATAGTTGGAGTCAGGGTGTAGATACATTTCATCCAAAATATGATGAAAGTTATGGAAAAGTCACTACACCTGGTAAAATAACTATTGAGTGGTCGTATTATTCCTAGTAGAAGCAAACGCAAGATAATTTTAAAGTCTTAAAGTATTATAGATTCTCATCTTCAACGGGAACAAACCTATTCTAATTAAAATTCAGGGTCTTGTCAATACCCCTAACTGTGGTAGAATATATAATATTTTAAATCATCATATGAATTTCACGGTTTATTCAAAGACAGGTTGCCCATATTGTGATAAGGTTAAACAAGTTTTAGAGTTGACAAAACAACCCTTTGTCGTGTATACTTTGGATGAAGATTTCACACACAATTTTACGCTGAGTTTGGAGAAGGATCTACTTTCCCTCAGGTAATTTGTAATGAACAAAAGATCGGAGGATCCGTTGACACAATCAAATTCCTCAAAGAAAACCAAATCGTCTGACACGAACATAAATAAAAAGGAAGACCACTTTAATCGTGGTATTGAACTTATACTTAATGGAGGGAAAAGAAAGCAGACTCAACCATTCCATATTATCTTTGAGAAGATAGTTTGCTTTCTAAATCGGGAAGTCACTATCTATTTTGAATTTTCCTTAAAGTCAAGGAAGAAAAAAGTAGTTTCCCGGAGAAAAAGAAATGTTAGCAGTTAGCTTAGTATTCGGTTCATTTCTAACCATATTGTTTCTTATAGTGGGACTTGTAACAGGTTGGGTAGCAAGAGAATATATGATGAATTATCGGGAGATTCCAAGACCACATCCTGAGATGTTTGACCATCAGGGAAACCTGATACCTGACGAAGTAATCGCATTTAACTTTGAAAACTATCATGACTACGACGAAGAAGACGACAGCGACAACGAGTAGAGCAAAAACTACTGCAACAAAAAAACCAGCAGCACCAAAAGCAACAGTAATCGCAGAAGCAATTCCTGAACTTCCTGCAAATCCTTTTATCTTTGAGATCTTCAATGCTGCTTCAAAGCAAAGATCTAATGCTAAGAAGGTTGAGGTTCTTCAAAAGTACTCTCATCCTGCTCTTAAAGCATTGTTCATTTGGAATTTTGATGAGACTATCACATCAGCACTTCCTCCTGGTGATGTTCCATACTCTGCTGTAAATGAGATGGACTCATTCAAAGGAACTTTGAGTGAAAAGATTGCTGATGCAGTTGAAAAAATGGAAGAACTTGGTTCCAATTCTCTTGGATCACAAGATCAAGGACGCTCTTCCATTCGTAAGGAATATCAAAAGTTTTATAATTTTATCAAAGGTGGAAATGATGGACTGAGTTCTCTTCGTAGAGAAACGATGTTTATTAATCTACTTCAAGGACTTCATCCACTAGAAGCAGAGATTATTTGTCTTGTAAAAGATAAAAAACTTGAAACAAAATATAAAATTACAAAAGATATTGTTTCACAAGCATACCCAGATATTATTTGGGGAGGACGTTCGTGAGTCAAGTTGTTGAAAAAACACAAGATAAAGAAAAGCATATGGATCATTGGACAACAGCAGAAAAAGAAACCTGCAAATCACGTTACGGTTGTGACATTATAGTTGAAAATGGTTCTTATGCAGAAGTTTGCACGAAAGAAGCACCCAGAGATGCTTACATCATTAAGTATCTTGTAAATGATAAGATTTGTTTTGATCTTACAAAAGGGAGTAAAATCAAATTGTTTGATATGTACTGGGATAAGTTTCGTGGAAATTTAAAGAGTATTGAGTTTGGATTTGGTACAATCAGTCCAAAGACTTGGGGTTATCAAGCACCCAAAACCAAAAAGCGGAAGTGATTTCAAAAATGCTGGGAAAAAATCCCGGCAATTTTTTTACCTATTAAGATTTTATAAAATTGTATCACATTATACAACTAATAATTGATAAATATCCGCGAAAGGGAGTATAATACTCCTATCGTTCATCTGGAAACAGACGGAAGTAAGCCG